TAACAGGAGGTTGTAATGCACCCGCACTAGCAGCCTCTTTCCATTTTAAAACTACAGAATCAGTAGTAAACGAATGATCGACTCCTACTAGAGAAGGATTTGAAGGACTTAAAGGTGCTAATGGTTCTGGAATTGGTACATTAACTGTTGTTTCTGCACCACTATTGCCTGCAATATCAATAGCAGTTATAAAAAAATCTCGTGATGAACCTACCCAAGATCCTGGTGTTTGAAATTCTGTACTATCTGCAAGTATTGTTTTTGCCGAACCATCATTAAATGTAATTTGATAATTTTTTATTTTATATGTTGATGAAGGTGCAGTCCATCTAATTTTTATAATTCCGTTTTCTGCTGATTTAACAACATTCTCTATAGCTGAAGGTACATTTATTGTTACAACAACTGATGTTGCTGTTGCACTGAACCTACCACCATCATCTCTTGCTTTTATAAAATAACTGGTAGTTGCAGATGGGAAGTCACCAGTAACAGTATCAGGTGCTTGATCTCTTGTTAAATATGTTGACGCTGCTTTATTACCGAAATTACTATCCGTAATTGTCGTACCAGTACCGCCAGTTAACTTATGTATTTCATAATAAGCGATATCTAAATCTTTAAATTCAACATCTGTTCCAGTAAATCCATCAGGATTTGGTGCGTTTTCTGTCCAAGATAAAATTACACCAGCGATAGGATCAACTGTTGCTGTAAATGCACTTACGTTAGATGGTGAGTCTGTTTTACCTACAGTAGTTCTTGTTGCTATCGCAGCAGTTGGTGATTGTTGATTTGCACCATTTAATGCAAATATTTTAAACTTATAAACTTTGTCAGCTTGTACATCTGGCAGTTCAAAATCTAAACCTTGTACAATAACACTTTCATAACTACCATTATCTTTTTTAAATTGAACTTGATAATTTACTACACCTTTAACCTGTTCCCAATTAACAATTAATTTTACTTTTACCTTACCTTTGTTTGATATTTTCTCATTCGCATTTGTGGTTGCATTTTGATTTGTAACTTCTTTGTACAACCTTTCAGTAATAGTTGCTGATGCTGGTGCTAATGGTAATTCGTTTAAATTGGTTGCATCTCTGAAAGTGACATCAGCACCACTTTCAACATGAGCATAAGCAGATTCATTGTATGTAAGTGCAGTTACTTTATACTTAATACCTTCTTGTTCAGTTACCGAAATAACTCTGTAAAGTGAATTTTGTATATTTTGTGCTGAACTTCCGTCTGATGTTTCTAATACCCAAACACTATTAACATTTGGTGCTGTTGCTGTTGTTCCTACGGTAAATGCAGTGTTAACTGTGATGACTGAACCTGTAATATCCGTAATTGTTCTTTGTGAAACGCTCCCATCAGGCATTAAAACATTTAGTGTTCTTGTATAACTAACACCGTTGGCTGGCAAATCAGACGCACTTGCATCATCAACTGTAATAGTTATTGTTGAACTTGCAGATATTCTTCCTCCTCTTCTTTTACCAGTTTTTACGGGATCATTTATACCGATAACCTGTCCAGGCCTAACAATAACTCCTGATGATAAATCAACAGTAAAAGTAACTGTTTCAGTAAGATTCTGCTCGGTAAATCTAACCCATCGGGCTAAACGAGAAGCTTGACCTGATGAAGTTACACCAAATGCTTCGATCTGCTTTTCAACGATTCCATATTTTGTAATAGCAGCATCAGAAGCTACATCTTCTTTTACTGGATCTTGTACATAACTTACTTTTCTTTGGTTATTATCAAAATATTTAACTATTACTAAAGTTGCTCTTGCCTTGGTATCAGATCCTTCATAAGTAAATCCACCCTCAGTTACATTTGCAAGAGTGAATATCTGGCTTACTGTTGTTGGTTTATCTTGACTGAGAAATAACGTACCAGCACTCCAATAAGGCATGACACGCATATTTGAACAGATAAGATTTATTAAATCGTATGCTTCGTATGATTTATTAATATAAGCATTTAAAGCAAAACGAACTTCGCTACCTTCTCTTTCAAAACTACAATTACCAGAAAGATTAGATTCAGCAGCAACAGTTATATTTAATATACTAAATTGAGTTGTACTTATAGTTTCAATCTTGTAACTTTGATTTGTTGGACTTCCATCGCTAGTACCTGATGTAAATGTAACATCTACAAAATCACCTGACTGTAAGTTATGAACAGCACTTGTAGTTATAACAACAACTTTTTGCCCTGATGCTTGTGTCCACGTTGCAGATACAGTGCCAGTGCCAGCATTTCTTCTATCACTTACTAACTCATTATTATATTTACTGACAGCAAAGAAAGCATACTTATCAAGAGCTGATTCTGGTAAGCCTAATCCATAACGTGTATCTATAAGTAAATCGTATAAAGCCCACGCTGGACAAGTATTCCAAGTTGCTGCTTGAAAATTTCCATCCCAATTATTTGTATTATAAATAATTCTTCCAGCAGTTTTTCCTGTTGCAATACCAGTAACAACATTTGTATTTGGTATTTTTGTTTTAATTCCTCTTAGAAAAAAAGTTCTTTTTGGAATACTACTGAAACTACTAGCATTTGCTTTTAAACCAACTAAAGCTGTGTTGTTATAGGGGTTATTATCATCTGTTATTTCTGTAAAACTAAACCATGTGAAACTATTAACAGTTTTTGTTGCAGCAGTGGCAGTAATTCTTTTAATTTTTATACTGACACTTGAAGAATAGGTAGCTAATGGAATAATAAAATCTCTTTGATATAAGTTACCAGTACGACCTTCTATTGTTATATCAGCTTTATTACCATTATCTAATATCACTGTATTTGCTGAAGTTTCTGCTGGAAAAGATACACCATCAAAAGCAACAAAAATATAAAAGTTAACGGACGATCCAACAATATCTCCATCATCTTCAAAAACTTGTAATTGTGGGATATTAATTGTTACTCTAACTCTATTGACACCAGTATTATTAAAAGTTCTTGTAGCAGTTTCATTTTGTACATCAAAAACATGACCAACAGGAGTTTCAGCACTTGTTGATGCAAAACCAGCAATAGTTGTTTGACTGCCTAATCCTCTTCGTTCATTAACTTGAATGTCATTAAAATTAAAATCTGTAGTTTGTGGATTTGTACTGTCTGCTGTTTTACTTAAGATAGCAGTATCATCTAAAAATATATCTTTGAGCATTGCTGTATTGTAATTATCAGTTCCTTGGGTATGACCTTCATCTCTTGCTGTATCAAAACCTTCAATCTCTCCTTCTCCAACAGCATCTAGAATATTTACTTTGGCTGTGCTATCTAAAGAATCTTCTGCGGTTGTTGGTGTACTACTACCGCCACCGCCTTTACCACCGCCACCACCACCAGCACCAATAATAATAACTTCTTTATTTGTCATGTTTCTACTTCCTCAATATCAATTCCTGCTGATATAACCGCAGATCCGACCACTCTACGGCCATATATCAAAGGAATTGGTATACCTGCCCTGGAAACGTTAATAGGCGAACTAAAAGCAAAACTATTTTCTGGATCGGCTTCAGAATTATCAATAGATGGTAAGGGTGTAAGCATGGCAGAAATACCACCTAAAACTAAACTAGCACCAATGTAAAAAGCAGCTTTTGTAAAAGAACCTGCTGCTGCTAGCGATCCAGGTTGCACTATGGGTCCTAAAAGTTGAGTAAACTGCAAGCCACCAAACATAAATGATCCACCGATAAGTAAAGAACCCAATAAAATTTGACCCAATCCACGACCACCTTCTCCAGATACTACAGGGACAATTTTTATCGGTGCTCTTCCAGCAGGGTAATGTAATTCTTCAATAGTAATAGGATTATCTTCAACTATAACTTTGTAATATCTTGAACACATATGAGGTTCTAGTTCTGGATTATTACCAATCAAACACTTGATAGCATCAGCAGCAGTTTTTACATCTGCCTTTAAAGATTTATAGCCACAAAAATCTGCAAGTTCTCCATAAAGTTTTATTTCACGAAGGCAAGTTTGCATACCTAACTACTCTCCCTGTGCATTTACGGAACCAACCAGTATAGTCTTGCTTACATGATAACCTTCCTTGCATATGATGTAAAATTTGATTGTCACCTACATACACTCCGACATGATTTAATCCATTACCACAAACATTCATTAATATTGGATCGTGTTTTTGTATATCATTTATATCTTTAACATCAATAAATCCACAATCTTCAAAATATTTTTCAAATAAAGGATTTGATATAAAATCATCTGGATTGTTTGGTCTTGTATAATCTTTAAGCTTTATATTTAGTTCTGCTTGATAATACTCTCTAACTAATGACCAGCAGTCTGTTATATTCCATATCCATGGTCTACCAATCAAACTAGCTTTATATTCTTGTGGCATAAAACTATTCCATATTTCTGTTCTAGGATTTACGATCCACCATTTTAAACCTGTCCTTGCAGCAGATATATGATCGGCAGGGCTTGGTATCGGCTCTGTATGAGGGTGCGAATGTATAACAGCCTCAATATTATCTTTGCCATATTTATCTTCAATAGAAGCCCAATCTAAAGGATCTAGAATAAATTGATCTGCTGCTGTTGTTGATAAATTTTTACATCTTTCATAAATATGTTTACCTTTAAAATTTATTAATAAGCCACAAGATTCTTTTGGATCTTCTTCTTTTGCGTGTGCTAATGCTTTATCTTGCCAAAACATCAGAAAAAATTACCAATACCTTTAAATTCGTCTGGTAAAAATCTCCTTTTTGGTAATTTCACACCAGCTTGATCTGTGCTTGCTGATAATTCAAATTGACAAAGATCTCTAGTTTCAAGTGATTTTCTAGCAACATTAAATATTTCTCTTGGAAATTCTTGAGTGTTATCAGGCGTACCATACGGATTATTACCTGTAAAATTATCATTTGGTAAATATCTAAGCATTGTTCTTATTCTTGTAAGAGTTGCTCCTGTTAAATCATTACCTACAGTTGTAGTATTAACATTTGCAAGAATAGTTGATATTGTTCCAAATAGATTACTAACAGTTAAAGTAGGTCTTGGATTCTGTTTAGAAGTATATTCAAAACCTGAAGCTTCTATTGGTAAACGTGTATAAGTGTTGCCATTCCAATGAATATCATTATGAGCGTTTACTCCTGTGAGAACTCCATCTGTACCAGCATGAAATCTATATGTTGTGGCAGATCCATGTAAAGCAGCTACCGTTGTTAACTCAAACAGTTCAATAATTGAACTAGGATTTATTTTTTGTAATTCTGAAACAGGTATTGGCATTATGGTTCAAATACTTGTCTAAATGTTGCAGTAATAGTAGATCTGTTTAAGTAGGGTATTTGTTTTCTCCAATCAAGACATACGAAAGACATAGAAGATTCGCCAGGAACAGTATAAGTAAAACTTGCTCCGTCTACTCCTCTAGCATCTAAAAATGTCTCTATAGTATCTGAGTCTGTTTCACTTACATCAAAAGTTAAATTAAAAGTTTTTGGATTTTGATTTATGCCAAACGTTATACGCTGCTCAAACCCATCTCCAAAAGATACGACACGAGTTTTTGGTGCGTTTGTTTTAGTGAAAGAGTATTTTGGCGAAAACTGATTGCCTTGTGAGTCTGTAGGAAAAGCAGCCATTATCTATATAGTAAACCTCCAGGTCTTTGTTGTTTTACTAATTCAAATTGTATAGCATCTGATATGGCACGGCCAAGTTGTTCTGACCCTGCTTCATCTCCTTCTACGTTAGAACCAGAAGCATCTACGTTTACCACTACATTTGTAGAACCTCCTAACTGATGGTTCGGAGTTATATTGCCAGAAGATCCTGGTGTAAATAGTTCTGGACCACGTTCTCCTACCATGTAACTTCTACCTCTACTAACAGGTCCACCTTGTGCTCTACCAGGAAAATTAGGAAATATGCTTGTTAATAAAGAGTTAACACCAAACTGAATGAGAGATCTTTGAATCTGTGTAAATACGCTACGAGCAACATCTCCAAGAGTTTTTGTTCCATTTATCGCACCTTCTATCGCATCAACTAAACCTGTTTCTACTGTTGAGGTAATACTTGAATATAATTCATTTAATTTCTTTAATTCATCTCTTGTTTTTATAAGACTTTCAAGATGCTTTACTTCCTTATCTGTTAAATCTTCTACTGCAATTCCCAGTTTTTTCGCTGTTTCAAGTTTTAATTTTTCAATTTCTGCTCCTTGTTGACCCAGTAAAAGTTGATTCTGCAAGAACATATTTTGATCTTCTAAACTCTTTGTTGCAGAATCAAACTGTTGATTTCTAAATTTTTCTTTTTCTATTTGTTTTCCTGTAACAGCTAATAATTTTTCTCTTTCAAAAATTTCTTCTTTTAATTTGTTTATTCTAGAATCTCTATCTTTAACACCTTTTCTTCCTAAACCACTGGCTGATGTCCCTTCTAATGTTGCAAGCTCACTCCTCATGTCCGCAAGCTGTTTATCTCCTGTTAAATTTGCTAATCGTGTAGTTTCTGCTCTACTTGCACCTGTAGCATCTACAAAAAACTTCATAAATGGAGCTAAAGCTGCTTGTATCTTTGTCATAGCAACTTTAAATTGATTACCAGCTAAACGACTAGCCTCTGCAAATTCTGTTAAATTCTTAACTCCTTGCTCTCCTATAGTCTGATTCATTTGTTCAGTAACCATCGCTAATGCAACATGAGCACCGTGAGTTTTCTCTATCAATAAAAGTCTTTTTTCTTCTACAGATCCAGCTAAACCTAAAGCACCAGTAACAGCTTGAACATTTGGGTTGAGTTCATCAAATGCTTTACCAAGCTCTGTCATATTTTGAGCAAGAGTAGTTATCTGCTGAAGAACAGCAGTAGCAACAAGACCTCCTGCAAAACCTCCCATTTTGCCACCAAGCAATGTCCCTCCAAAACCACCAGCAAATCCAGCAGCACCTCCAGCTAATCCTTGTCCAAATAACAACGGAAACGCACCAGAAATTAATCCACTTGATAATGCTGCACCAGCACCTTTTGGATTTCCCATAGGGAAAGGATTTCTACCGCCACCACCGCCACCAACTTTTCTTCCAATCATTCTTGAAAGAGCTATATTTTGTTTTCTTGCTTTAGTATTTTCAAGTATTGAAACTGTATCAAGATCAGTTTGACGAGTTAATCTCAAGGTAGCTGCTACTGCATCTCTTTGTTTTTTTGAACCAATAGTTAAACTATTTGAATATTCTTGCAAGGCATCTATTGCTGCAAGTTGTTGATTTCTGGTTTTTCCAAAAACTCCTTTAGATTTATTAACTACTTTGACAAGATCCTCCATGTCTTGTCTATATTTTCTTAAATCATTACGAGCACCTTTTCCTCCTGCACCCCCTGTATTTCGAGGATTCATTATGTCTATCTGACGAATATTATCTACACTTTTTGTTAATTGTTTTACTTTTGCATTTAATCTATCAAGACCAGATTGCCCTTTTACTCTTAAATTTATATTTACACCGTAATCGGCCACAGTAAAAACAAAACTTTATTTTAGTGTACCGCTTTTAGCGTTTTCTTGCTCGTGATTTATTTTTTGCATCTTCATAGGCTTTATCTTCATATTCTTTCTTTAATTCATAGTAAGCAAGCCAGTTCACATATTCTTCCTGAGTTAATTTACCAGTAAGTTCTTGAATTGTCATTCCTAGCTCTGAAGCTAAGAAAAACATAAAGAACCAATCGTTTCTAGCTTTTTAAATCTGCCTTCGCTTCCTCCAATTTATATTGAGCACCAGAGTTTAACATTGCAAGTTGAATTTCCTGTAAAACACCAGCATTGATTTCTCTTCTTAGCGATGCTCTATGTCCATCTTGAAATAATCTTTTACCTTCTTTATCTAATGCTTTTTGAATCATAAGATTTAATGCAAAATCTTCACTTGATGCTGACTCTCCAGACATTCCAACGATTGATTCTCTTTCAGCAATAGTTAGTGGATTCCAGTAAATTTCTAAAACCGTGACATCTCCATCTTTTAATTCATACAAATATTTTTGTTGAACACCAAATTTGTTTTTGAGAAGTTCTATTGCTTCCATAAATTTATTAGATTGCTATTCTATTATACTAGGCGTTTGCTGAAAATTGACAAGATATTATTCCAATGAAATGACTTCTATCCTC